GAGATGAATTAAAATTTACTAAATTTGTTCAACGATTAAGAAAAAGGTTTACTCAAGTCTTTAATGATATACTGAAAACACAATTAGTTTTAAAAGGTATTATTACAATTGAAGATTGGAGTGAGATCAAATAACATATACAATATACATTTTTAAAAGATGGGTATTTTGCTGAGTTAAAAAATGCTGAACTATTAAGGGAGAGATTAAGTCTTGCGACTGAAGTTACTCCGTATGTTGGTAAATACTATTCTGTTGAGTATGTTAGAAAAAATATACTACAACAAACAGACGAAGATATTATTGAAATTGATAGTCAAATTGCAGATGAAATTAAAACAGGAATTATTGCTGCTCCACAAGGTGAAACTATGGAAACAGACAATGAAACTCCTGATATAAATATAGGAGATGAATAATTATGACAGATGAAAATGTAAAAACAATGGTTGATTCTTTAGCAGATGGCGATAATGTTGCTGCTCAAGATGCTTTCAAGAGTGCTTTAACTGATAAGATTGGTCAAGCATTAGATGCTAAAAGACAAACTGTAGCTAATGATTGGTTAAACGCAAGTCAAGAACATGAAGCAATAAAAGACGCTTCTGGATTAGAAGATATTGGCGTTGCACCTGAAGGAATAGTAGGCGGAGAAAAAACTTCTGAGCCTGTTGAAATTGACCAAGATGAAGAAGATGAACAACCTACCGTTTAAGAAGTTTAAAAAACAACTTAATGAACGCAGGTATAGTGGACCTGAAAGGGGAGATGAATATAAAAAATTATCTCCTACAATGAAAGGTGCTATAGATAATATCTATGCTACAATTGATAATACACCTGATCCTTTAGTAAATAAGATTGAGGGTATTATTGAAACGGCTGCGAAAAAACACGGTGTCAAAAGTAATGACATTGAGAACTATTTTGACAACGAACTAATAAAGTAAAGGAAATAAAAAAATGGCAATTGCAACAAGAACGCTAAAAGATACGGTAGTAGAAACTGGTAGTGGTGCCTCAGGTGGTAAAGTTACTATTCTAGTAAACTTTGACGATAACACTACTGCTAACTCAAACATACTAGATGCAAGTGGTTTATCTGGACACGCTAACGGCGCTAAATTAGATATCACTAGAATATGGTGGGCTCTAGTAGAAGGTACTGCTGATGACAATACAGGTCATGTACAGATACAATTTAAAGGTAGTTCAGCTGATACAGTAGCAATTCAACTTGCTGGCACAGGACACTATGACGGTACTGCTGGTAAAATTGAAAACAACGCTACTAATGCTGGTGCAACTTCAGGAGATTTAGAGTTAACCGCTCTTGGTACTTCTGGTCATGTAATTATCGAATTAAGAAAAGACGAAGCATTTACTGCTTAATCTTATGACGATTAGTAATACATCAGTTGTTGATACCACTTCCAAATACATTGTTAAATCAACAGGTATTGGAAGTGAAACCAACCAGATAATAGTTGACGCTGAAAAACTTACAGGTGCAAATAACAAATCACTAGTAAGTATGATTGAGTGTTACTATTTAATAGAAGGAACAGGAACACTAACAATTAGTGTTGAAAGTTTTGGGGATAAGTTATCTTTAACTGGTAAAGGTAAGTATGGATTAAGACCAGACGAATTAAAGTTTGGTGATGATAAACAAATAAAACTAACAACGGACTCAGATGTAAAGAGTTATTTGTTAGTAACAGAATTTAGGAGAAATAATTAATGGCTGATGTTGTAACAAGTCAAACTTTAGTAGATACGACAGGAACAAAAACTGTTATTAAGTTTACTAATATAAGCGATGGTTCAGGTGAAACACTTGTAACAAAAATGGATTCTAGTGCATTGACATTTATGACCGAGGATGCAACAAAAAAAGTTGCAAAAATTTGGTGGTCAATTAATACTACAAATGGTAAATCAGGTGTAGAAATATTGTGGGCAGGTAGTGGAACAAGTTCTGCTAATGCAACTATAGGATTTTTCTCTGGTACAGGTTATCACGATTACTTTACAGCAGGTAATAGTATTCCTAACAACGCAACACTAACAGCAAATACAAGTCCTGCAGGTGATATATTACTCTCAACAAAAGGTTTTGTTTCGGGTGATAATTACACAATAATATTAGAAGTGAGATAATGGGAAAAAAGAACAAAGACTATTCTAAAGAAATACTCGAAAGAATAGTAGGAACAAAATCAAAGGCAACTTTAGCTGAGAAGTTTAAAGAAGCATTTGTTGAGAAATATGGAATTAAAAGAGAAGAATTAAAAAAAGGAATTGTAGATAAAGTCTATAATAAACAAGAGAAGGTATAGAGATGAAACTAATAACAGAAACAATCGAAGATATCGAAGTATTGACGGAAGCAACCACTAATGGTGGTAAGTCATATAAGATAAGAGGTGTCTTTATGCAAGCGGATATTAAAAATCGTAATGGTCGTGTCTATCCAGTCGATACTCTTGCTAAAGAAGTTAGAAGATACACAGAAACATTTATAAACAAGAAACGTGCTTTCGGAGAACTAGGACATCCTGACGGACCAACAGTTAATCTTGAAAGAGTTTCACACATGATTACTAGTCTTAAAGGTGAAGGTAAAAACTTTATTGGTGAGGCAAAAGTAATGGATACTCCTTACGGCAAAATCGTTAAAAATTTAATTGACGAAGGCGCTCAACTAGGTGTATCTTCAAGAGGTATGGGTTCAATTTCTAACGGACGTGTTGGAAAAGACTTCTATCTTGCTACAGCAGCTGACATTGTTGCAGACCCATCAGCGCCTGATGCTTTCGTAGAAGGTATCATGGAAGGCAAAGAGTGGGTATGGGATAATGGTGTACTGAAAAGTATAGAAGTTGAACGATATAAGGAAGAAATAGAAAGAACTAGACGCTCAGAATTAGCAGAAGTTAAATCTAATATCTTCAAAGACTTTATAAGAAAACTGTAACAAAACCTACGCAGATTTTATGGTTTGCAAAGGGTTTGAAATGGTAGTTGTTATAAATAATAGTAACTGAAAAATTAATTAATTTTTACAAGGAGACCGAATGTCTGAAACCGAAATTAAGAAAGTAGAAGGTATGGAAGAGCAAAGCAATCTTGCAAACAAGGATGCTGCGCCAGCTGAACCTACTCACCTTAAAAATGACGCCGAAGATTTGGGCAAGGCAGTAGTTAAACCTACTGATCCTGATGGCCAAACTGGAGCGAAAAAGGTTAAGAAAGTATCGGATCAAACAACTAAAAATGCTAATGACGGATCCCTACCGGGTGACCGTAACCCTAGCAAATCTGTGAAAGAAGAAGAATTAGAAGTAAAAGACGGTGTAGAAACTGTTGCTGAAACTAATGAAGAATCTGAAATGGAAATTGACCTAACTGATGATGTTAAAGCATTAGTTTCATCTGACGCTGACCTTTCTGAAGAATTTAAAGAAAAGGCTGCGACTATATTTGAAACTGCTGTTAGAACAAGAATAAAAGAACAGGCAAAGATTCTTGAAGCAAAGTATGAAGAAAAACTTTCAACTGAAACTGAAACTGTAAAAGTAGCTATGGTAGAAAAAGTAGATTCTTACCTTAACTATGTTGTTGAAGAATGGATGAAAGAAAACGAATTAGCAGTTGAGAGAGGTATTCGTACCGAAATTGCTGAGGACTTCATTACTGGCCTTAAAGGTCTTTTCAAGGAACACTATATTGAAGTTCCTGAAGAAAAGTACAACGTACTTGACGACTTAACAAACCAAGTTAAAGATTTAGAAAGCAAACTAAATGAACAGATTGAAAAGAATGTAAATCTAAGTAAAGAAGTTTCTGAATCTACAAGAACAAGTCTAATCGCTGATGTAATTGTTGATTTAGCAGATACAGAAAAAGAGAAGTTTGTGAAAATGGCTGAAAATGTTGAGTTTGAAAGTGCTTCAAAATTTAAGGAAAAATTAGAAACTGTTAAAGAATCTTACTTCCCTAAAACTAAAATAGAAGAAGCAACATCTACGGATGAAGTTGATTCTGTGGCGGCGAATATACCTGCTGACGCTGGTACATCCGATGCTATGGCTGCATACACGGCCGCTATTTCAAAAGACCTTAAAACATTAAAAGTTTAAGGGTGACACTAATTAACAATTAATAGGAGAGATAAAATGTATCTTACTGAAAATTTACAAGAAAAGTGGCAGCCAGTCCTAGAGCATCCAGATTTACCAAAAATCGAAGATTCTTATAAGAGAGCTGTTACGACTGTTATTCTTGAAAATCAAGAAAAAGCAGTTAGAGAAGATAGAAGCTTTATGTCAGAAGCAGCACCAGTTAATGCTGTTGCTAATGTTGATAATTTTGACCCAGTCTTAATTTCACTAGTTCGTAGAGCAATGCCAAACCTAATCGCTTACGATATTTGTGGCGTTCAACCAATGACTGGTCCAACTGGACTAATCTTTGCAATGAAAGCAAAATTCGTTTCAACTGACCTTGCTATTGCAGGAGAAGCGTTATTTAACGAAGCTGATACTGATGTATCTGCTAGGGATCTTGCTAAAAACACAGGTTCGCCTGATGCTCAAACAGGAACTAACCCTGCAACATTGAACGATAGTCCATCTGCCGGTTCTTATTTAACTGGTTCTGGTATGTCTACCGCTCAAGCAGAAACACTAGGTGACGGAACTGATGAGTTTGCTGAAATGGCTTTCTCTATCGATAAAGTTACTGTAACTGCAAAATCAAGAGCTCTTAAAGCAGAATATACTATGGAACTTGCTCAAGACTTAAAAGCAATCCACGGTTTAGACGCTGAAACAGAACTTGCTAACATCTTATCAACTGAGATTCTTGCTGAGATTAACCGTGAGGTTGTTAGAACTATCTACATAACTGCAAAAGCTGGTGCTCAAGTGAACACTACTACTGCAGGTATATTTGACCTTGACACAGACTCAAATGGTCGTTGGTCAGTAGAGAAATTCAAAGGACTTCTTTACCAATTAGAGAGAGATGCCAATGCTATTGGTCAACAAACTCGTAGAGGTAAAGGTAACTTAATTATCTGTTCTGCTGATGTAGCTTCTGCTCTTCAAATGGCTGGTGTATTAGATTACGCTCCTGCGCTTAACTCTAACTTGAATGTTGATGATACTGGTAATACTTTTGCCGGTGTACTTAACGGAAAATTCAAAGTGTATGTTGATCCATATTCTGCGAATATTGCTGCAAGTCAATTCTACGTTGCTGGATACAAAGGTACTTCACCTTACGATTCAGGATTGTTTTATTGCCCATATGTACCTTTACAAATGGTAAGAGCAGTTGGTCAAGATAGTTTCCAACCTAAAATCGGGTTTAAAACTCGTTACGGAATGGTTCAAAATCCTTTCGCTACTTCTGGTGGTGACGGTACTTTAGACCTATCAGGTGCTGTTGCAGCTGCAAAACAAAATATATATTATCGTAGAGTTAAAGTTGCAAACATTATGTAATTTTACTTTTATAGAAGAAAAAGGGGGTCTTTATGACCCCTTTTTTTGGTTTTATAAATATCAATGTCATAACTTATGAATAGATGACTTTACTGTGCAGGTGAGGCACAAAAGGAGAACTATGTTTAAGATAACATTGACTTACTTGATAGCTGTAGTGCTTTCAAGTATTTTAGCATTCCCACTACAAGCAAAATCCCCCAAAATAGGTTTCATTTATATAGGTCCACCAGGTGACCATGGATGGACATATCAACATGACCAAGGTCGACAAGACATTGAGAATGATTTGGGATATACAACCACTTATATTGAAAATGTTCCAGAAAATGCAGACGCTGTGAGAGCAATAAGAAGTCTAGCAGAATCAGGACATGATTTAATATTTACAACATCCTTTAATTACATGGATCAAACTCTGGAGGTTGCAAAAGACTATCCAGATGTAAAGTTTGAACATGCTACAGGATATAAAAGAACTGATAATATTTCAACATACTCAGCAAGATTTTATGAAGGTCGTACCATCATAGGACATATTGCAGGTAAAGAAACAAAGACAAATATAATTGGTTATATTGCTTCGTTTCCTATACCCGAAGTTATAAGAGGTATTAATGCGTTCTATTTAGCAGCAAATAAAGTAAATCCAAATATTGAATTAAAAATTATTTGGGCATTTACTTGGTATGATCCAGGTAAAGAAGCAGATGCTGCTAGTACTTTAATCAATCAAGGTGCTGATATTATCGTTCAACATACAGATACATATGCACCATGTCAGGTGGCTGAAAAGGCAGGAGTTAAAGCATTTGGTCAAGCAAGTGACCAGTTTAAGTTTTGTCCTAATGCTCAACTGACAGCAATTATTGATGATTGGGGTTCTTACTATGTTGCAAGAGCGAAAGCAGTTGCAGACGGTACTTGGGATAGTACAGACACATGGTGGGGATTAGACAAAGATATGGTGAAGATGGCAAAGTATACCAATATGTCACCTGAAACTAAATTTGAAGCAATCGCATTAGAGAACGATTTGAGAGATGGTAAGATTCATTCTTTTGAAGGACCAATCTATAATCAAGCAGGAGAATTAGTGATACCAGAAGGACAAGTAGCGGACGATGGCATGCTTGCAGGTATGAATTTTTATGTTGAAGGTATAGAAGGTAAGTTACCACAATAGTAATCAAATAGTAATGGGGGGTTTTTCCCCCCTTATAAATCCTTTATAAATAGTAGTATGACAGATGTAAATGTAAATTTAAGGCAACCTTCAAAGATGGACTATGCAAGTCCTATTCAGTTTAGATTTAAAATTGCTAAACTTCCTGAAGTAGAATTTTTCATACAGACAGCGAATGTGCCGAGTATGACTTTGGGTGAAGCTACAGTAGCAACACCACTAAAAGATTATCCTATACCAGGTGATAAGGTAAACTTTGGTAGTTTAGATATATCATTTCTTGTAGATGAGAATTTAAATAACTATAAAGAGTTGCATGATTGGATAAAAGGACTAGGTTTTCCACAAGATCATACTCAATTTAAAACTCTACAAGCAACAGGCTCAGATAGATTTCCAGGTTCAACAGCAGGCGCTTCTGTGCCAGGTGTTGCAACACCGAAACCTCTTGCTGAAGGCGGTATATATTCAGATGCTACTTTGATAGTATTGAATAGTAAAAATATTGCTAAAACAGAAATACGATTTCAAAATGTTTATCCAACAAGTCTTGGTGGATTATCGTATGATGTCAAACTAAGTGATGTTGATTATTTACAAGCGGCTGCAAGTTTTAGTTATATGTACTACGATATAGTTCAGATTTCCTCTACTTAAGCCTTGACAAAACACCGAAAAGGTGATATAATGGTATATTATGACATTAGAAGAATTACAACAAGCAGTTGATAGAGATTTTAAACTAGATGATACAGAACTAGATACAGAATCAATTAAGATACCTCTATTACACAATAAATATCTACAACATTTTAATAAGTTTTCTTTATTATTAAAGAAGTCTGAATACGAACATAAGGTTCTCGTTAGGCAGAAGTGGGAATACTACACAGGTAAATCAGACCCTAGTGTATATAAAGAAAAACCATTTGACCTCAAAATACTTAAATCTGATGTTCACATTTATATGGATTCAGATGAAGATTTACAACGAGCAGATCAAAAGGCAGCCTATCTTAATCAGGTAGTTAAGTATCTTGAACAAGTTTTAAGAAGTATAAACAATCGAACATTTTTAATTAAGAACGCCATTGAGTGGAAGAAGTTTACTAGTGGCGCAATATAGTGGAAACTCTTATCATAGAGAAGAAGAATGAAGTATATATTACTGTTGACACTGACCCAAATATCCAACGAGAGATATCAGAATTTTTTACCTTTTATGTTCCCGGTTATAAATTTATGCCTGCATTTCGTAATCGAATGTGGGATGGTAAAATAAGATTATTCTCACAAAAGACCAAAGAAATTTACTTTGGATTATTTCCTTACATCAAAGCGTTTGCCGAAGAACGAGGATACTATATTGTTTGTGGTAAAGATGTTGACATGGATAACAAGGTTGATAAAGATGTTGTTACAAAGTTTTCTAATAGTTTAGGTCAATCATTTGAGGCTAGAGATTATCAAATAGATGCCATATATCACAGTTTAAAATTTAATAGAGCCTTGTTACTAAGTCCTACTGCCTCAGGTAAGTCTTTTATTATCTATGCTCTTATTCGATACTATTCACATTTAATTAAAGATGAAGAAAACAATAGATGTTTATTAATTGTACCTACAACATCATTAGTAGAACAAATGTATACCGATTTTAAATCATATGGTTGGAATGTAGAAAGATATTGTCATAGGTTGTATAGTGGTTATTCTAATCAAACAACTAAAAAAGTTCTCATATCAACATGGCAAAGTTTATATAAATTACCTAAAGAATATTTTGAGCAGTTTGGTGTAGTCTTTGGTGATGAGGCTCATCTATTTAAATCTAAATCACTAACTGAAATTATGACCAAACTAACTGATTGTAAATATCGTATTGGTCTTACAGGTACACTTGACGGTGCTCATACTCATAAACTTGTATTAGAAGGATTATTTGGTGCTGTCAACAAAGTTACATCAACAAAGAAACTTATGGACAAACAACAACTAAGTAATTTGGTTGTAAGATGTTTAATTCTCAAACATACTGAAGCAAACTCTAAGATGGTTGCTAGTGGTA